CTCCAAAACAATTAAAGCCGTTTTTATGTAAAAATACTAATGGTTTATATTTTGTAAGTATATTCTTTTCAAAAGAACATATTGAATCACGAGGAATTGAAATTATAAAATAATGGCAAAAATAACCTACTCAGAAAAACTAAAGAATCCTAAATGGCAAAAGAAACGTTTAGAGATTTTACAACGAGATGAATTTAAATGCTGCTACTGTAATGATGAAAAAACAGAATTACAAATACATCATTTAAAATACACTAAAGAACCTTGGCAAGCACCAAACGAAGATTTAATTACTTTATGTAAACATTGCCATAATCTTATTAGCATATATAAAGGTTTGTATATTATTAATATAGAAAAGAATTATTATGAACATGAAGATATTTATTGTTTAATAGTTAAACATACATCTAATGATAAAGTATACATAACAGCTTATGATTATCATAACAATTCATTAAGCGAGGTATGTAGTTTTTTAGTTGGTGGACAATATCATAAATCAATACTAAAATTAACTGCATAATGGCTAAGAGATTTATAGATACAAATATGTTTAGTGATGAGTGGGTTCATTCGCTATCAAAAGATGGTAAATTGTTTTTTGTTTACTACATTACAAATTGTGATCATGCAGGAATATTAAAATTAAATAGAAGTCTTTGTGAATTTCAGACTGGATTAAAAAACTTTGATACCCTTATTAAAGACTTTGGTAACACTTTAATAACAGTTAAAGAAAATGTATTTTTTATGCCACGCTTTATTAAATTTCAATATCCTAAATTTCCGCAAAGTAATGTAAAACAACAAGATAGCGCAATTAAAATATTAAAATCTTATAATTTGTTTAATGAAGAAAGTAACTCTTATGTAACTCTTAGTAAAGAGTTAGTTAACTCTTATGTTAGTGATAGTGTTAATGATATTGTTATTACACCTAGTATAATTAATATTGATTTTGAAATTTTTTGGAATTTGTATAATAAGAAAAAAGGTGATAAGGATAAGATTAAAAATAAATGGGAAAAGTTAAATGATATTGATAGACAAAAAATAATTGATACATTGCCAGCCTTTTTAAATTCAATTACCGATAAACAATATCAGCCATTTCCAGAAACATATATAAATAACAAAAGATGGAACGATGTTATTGAGAATAAGTTAGAAAAAAAACAATATACATTATCAAGTCCATTAGGTAACTGGACTGGAATTTTAACTGAAGATGAGCTAACTCAAAAAATAGCTTCTGGATATTTTAAATTAGAAAACTAATGGCAGATTTAAAAGTAATTAACTTAACGGACAAAAAAGAATACATCATTAATGTTCAAAAAAATGGCGAGAATCAAATGACTTGCCCCGAATGTTCACCAACTAGAAAAAAGAAAACATTAAAATGCTTTAGCTTTAACTTAAATAAAAATGCTGGTCGTTGTAATCACTGTGGAATTGTTTTGGTAGCTCAACAAGATATACCTTTAAAACTTACACAAATTGAATATAAGCGTCCTAAATGGAAAAATGATACTAAGCTATCAAACAATGTGGTAAAGTGGTTTGAGGGGAGAAATATAAGCCAATACGTTTTAAATGATTTTAAAGTTACTGAGGGTGTAGAATGGATGCCACAAACTCAGAAAAACGAAAATACTATTCAATTTAACTATTTTCGTTTAGGCGAACTTATAAATGTTAAATATCGGGACGGTAAAAAGAATTTCAAATTATTTAAAGATGCTGAAATGATTTTTTACAACCTAGATGCTTGTATTGATAATAAAGAAATTATAATTGTAGAGGGTGAAATGGATGTTTTAGCATTAGCACAATGTGGTATTAAAAACGCTATATCAGTTCCTAATGGGTGTACCGAGAAAGGAAATATAAACCTAGATTACCTAGATAATTGCATTGACTTCTTTGAAATTGATACTCAGTTTATTTTAGCTTTAGATAATGATCATGTTGGTAATAGATTAAAAGATGAGTTAGCTAGGCGTTTAGGTTATGAGAATTGCAAAACTGTTACTTTTAAAGATTGCAAAGATGCCAACGATTGTTTAATTAAGTACGGGCAAAATGTAACTAAAGAGTGTTTTAATGAAGCTAAAGAGTTTCCTATAATTGGCGTATTTGATGCAAATGATATTAGGGAGGATATTTATAATTATTACAATAATGGTTTACCTGGAGGGTGTGGTATTGATATGCACGAAATGGATATGCATCTTAAATTCCAAGTTGGATATTTAACAACCATTACTGGAATACCTGGTCACGGTAAATCTGAATTTTTAGACTTTTTATTGTGTCGTTTAAATGTTTCTCATGGATGGAAAACAGCCTTATACAGTCCAGAAAACCACCCTTTAGAATTGCACTTTAGTAAGTTTGCTGAAAAAATGATAGGTAAACCATTTGAAGGCAGTAATCGCTTAAGTCCTATTGATTTGGAAAATATGGTAAAATACCATGCTAATAATTTCTTTTTTATTAATCCTGAAAGTGATTTTAAACTTGAAAATATATTAGATTCTGTTAGGCAATTAGTACGAAAAAAGGGTGTCAATTGTTTTGTTATTGACGCCTGGAATAAATTAGATCACCAATATACCACAAATGAAACAAAGTACATTAGTGAGCAGTTAGACAAAATTACTAGGTTTTGCGAGTTTAATAAAGTTCATTGTTTCCTAGTTGCACACCCTACTAAAATACAAAAGGATAAAGCTACTGGAAAATACGAAGTACCTAATCTTTATTCAATTAGCGGATCAGCAAACTTCTATAATAAAACAGCAAATGGCATAACTGTTTATCGGGATTATGATAATTTTTCTACTGAGGTTTATATTCAAAAAGTTAAATTTAAACATTGGGGACAAGTTGGGAAGGTTATATTCGCATGGGATTATACAAACGGACGTTATTACAAAGGAACTCCAAACTATGACAGTTGGATTTATACTGAACAACCCAAACAACTAGAACCAAACACCGACTTCCTAAACTCAAAACAACTGCCAAAGGAAAATGATATAATTATTAACGACGAGCCTAACCCATTTTAACATTAACTAACAACTAACGAGATGACACAAACAGAAGAACTAAAAGTAGGTGACAAAATAGATATAGGAAAAAACTATACTACTATTTTAGATAAAATAGAATACTGTCCATTCGCAAAAATAGACCTTTATTGGTTTTATACAGATAAAAACGAATATAAATTTAACGTAAAAGAATTTATAAAAAAAATATAAACCATGAAAAAAACAGAATTAGAAATAGCCTGCCACGATTACGGATTTGAATTAACAGCTTGCGAACTTGATACAGAATATTACGACAAAGCAATGGAGCGGTTAGCTAACCATCAATCGCAAACTAAGTTGTTTTAAACTAAACATTATTTTGTAGTGTCGATTATATTTTGTAGGTTTGCTTTAATGAATCTACATAACCTAGTGATTTTAGCGAACAATTCTAAAAAACTAAAGGGTTTTTGTAAAAAGGTATGCAACTATAACGATATTCATTTAGACATATTTCAAGAGTTATTAATCTATTTACTTAAAGATAATGAGGAAAAGTTAGTGAAGAAATTTAATGAAGATAAATTCTTTAACTATTGTGGATTTATAATTTATAGACTTAACATTGATAGAATAAGAGATAGTAAACGAACTAATACAAAGAATACATCTGTATTAATATCAAATAACGCTAACACTTTAGAAGCTTTGATAAATGTATCTGAAAGTAATTACAACCATAAGATAGATGAAGACTTTGATAGAGTAATGAACTACGTTAAGAGTGACGAATCATTTGAATTAGAAGATTTTATTATATTAACCGAATCACTAAGTCCAAAAGGATTGATTAATCTATCAAAGGAATCGGGAGTGCCTTACATTACATTGAAGACTAAACGTAAACGAATTAAAGATAAAATAAGAGAAAATGTTAGTATTTGAATTAATGGGGTGTATATGCTTAGCGTTCTTCATTGCTAATTCAATGGCAGTAAGAGTGATTAAAAATATTTTA